CCTGGCACAATAGGTTGGATGAGACAAATGATAGATATCGTCAATGAGGATAAGTGAAGTATTAGACATCCGATACAGTGCATTTGAAAAGCCAGGTAAGATGCATACAATAGGCGATGTGTATGGTAAGAAGAATTTAAAAGTTCCGCATGCAAAGTATGTGGACAAAACAAACAAACAAAAGAAGTTACTAAAGAAATGAGAGCATTTGAATTTTTAACAGAAGCAAAGAAAGTTGGCAGAGAGTTTAATCATCTGGAAGACCTAGTGTTTACTAATCCTGATGATGGTGCCAAGCGTGCCGTTCAAATACTCAAGGACATGGAACAGGATGCTTCGGACGTTGCCATCAAGTGGGATGGTAACCCTACCGTATATTGGGGACGTGACGATGATGGAACTTTCCGCATGGTGGGCAAGAACAACTGGGGACGTGAAGAAGGTAAGAGTTCAAGTCCTAAAGAATTAGAAAAATTTATTCTAAGCAGAGGCAAGGACGAGGACTGGCGTCCTAAGTTTGCCAAGGACATGGCAGACCTATGGCCTATATTCGAAAAGGCAACACCAGCAGACTATAGAGGTTATGTGTATGGTGATTTGCTCTACCATCCAGGTAAGCCATATGATGGCAGTGATGGATACATCAGTTTCACTCCTAATCAAACTACCTACAATGTAAGAGCAGATAGCAAGATGGGCAGAAGGGTTGCCAAGAGCAAGGTCGCAGTTGCCGCACACAACACATACGAATATTTTGGTGACAAGAGTGGAGCACCAATCAAGGACGTGGAACAGTTTAACGGTAACCCTGATCTGGTTGTGCTAGGACAAACCTATGTAAGCAAGGCACCTGCGGTGAATGCGGACAACCTAGGCAACATAGAAAAGGTAGCAAACGGGGCACAGGGTGACATTAAAAAATTCTTTACACCACAGAAAGGACTAAGCGATCTAGCAGACATATTCTATACCTACATCAATCAAATGAGCCGTGCCAAGAAGTTGGATGACCTAAACCTAGGCAGTTTCCTCAATTGGCTTCAAAATTCAAAGGTATCCGCCAACAAGCAGGCAAAGATACTAAATATTGCTAAGGAACAGGAACAGGTAATGAAGGACATCTTCTATCTTGTTACTGAACTAATGAAGGCCAAGAACGAAGTCATCGACGAGCTAGATCAAGCAGAAGGTGATGTAGTTGCTACAACGGGTGGCAAGCCAGGCGGAGAAGGCTATGTCAAGACCAAGGACAAGGTAAAACTAGTGCCTAGAGACCGTTGGACGCCATTTAGAAGCGATTAATCCGCCAAAATCCCCAAAAAACACACCGTAACTCCTAGATTTTAGCATTTTGGATAAATACATTTGCTAACAAAAATAGCAACCTCGGAGAGAGGTAAACATTATAGAGGAGAAATAATAATGGCTGATTTAAGTTCATTTTATCAAACATACAGCAACGCTGGTTCAGGTGTTGCATACCTAGACGACAACAAACAAGCAGGTAACTCAAACGGTATTGCAGGAAGAACTGTAATTGTTAAAGTTGCAAAGACTGATATCACAGAAGCAGAATTAGACACAATGAGAATTGCTCTACAAGCAGGTGGAACATACTCAGGTGTAACTAACGATGCTTTTTCAATTGCTGCTGTTACATCAGACGGTGGTGACACTCCAGGAACAGGTTACACTGATTTTGTATCTGGTGAGTCAGATGTTGTATTCTTTGCACTACAAGGAACAGGTAACATCACTGCAGATGCTTCTAACGCACTAGGCGTTACAGGTGCTGCTCTTACTGTAGAAGCAGTATTTAACGACAGAGACGGTGTTGACACTGGTCTTGTTATGGCACCAATTGCTTAATTAGTAATTTAAGTAATTACAATATAAAGGGCGGAGAAGAAATTTTCCGCCCTTTTTTTATGACCGCTAAATAGAGTGTATGGCACGCTACACTATCAAAACAACTGTTGACATTACCAGATCAAATCCTGACAGGGAGGACACTGATCAGATAAGACAAGGCCAACAATCCAATTTCAACACACTGCTACAGGGCATCGGAATGCGTTCCAACGTTGATTGGAACAGAGACCCTATTAGGGTGTTGGAGGATGATGTTGCCTATTGGTATTGGACCTTTGAAGTTGAGCGTGCGGATACATTCCTAGACGGTGACGATCCAACGGGACTGTTAAAACAGGACCTACACGGAATTCCAGTCCTAAGAAATCTAACCGAAACTGCAAATCTAACGACTCCTGCTTTCATCACCAAGAACGGTGAATCCAACATTTGGATATCCGAAGACTAATTCACAGATAGTATTATTTCTCCCTAATATCGTTTAAATACTAAGCAATAATATAAAGGGATCAAATGGACAAATTATATTACAATACAATAATGATAGGCACTATTTTCTTTATGGTGTTGGGCTTCCTATTATCTCTGTATGGACTTCACATTGATGCTCATAATATAGTATACGTTGGTGTTGCTATGATGAGTTGTGTGTGTGCCGTATGGTGGTTTTGGGTAATGTTCGTCATAAAGGATATGTTCTTAAGGGTAGAAAAGGCAGCAGATAAAATGACTGAAGTAAAAGAAGAATTAGGCGGTATCAAAGCATTAATCCGTAAACTGTTTTCGCCTGAAAGAGATAAATAAACGTATAAGGCAAACATTTAGGCTATCTATAAAAACGCATTAGGCCAACTAACGAGTTTACTAATTGCCCCAGAGTAGGGGAGTTTTTGGAGAAAAGATGGCAACACAGCCAACAACTAGTTTAGAAAAAGAAAGTTTGGAAGCACACGTGGACTTGTGCGCCCTTCGCTACGAGCAACTGGATCGTAGAATGACCAACCTAGAAACTAAGGTAGAAGACATTCACGATGATATTATTAAAGGTCAAGCGTCAATGACCAAAGTTCTAATTGGAACAGCAGGCACTGTAATTGCAGCCGTTGCATCAGTTATTGTTACTATAATGCTCAAGATGTAAGCACCTAAATCATTAAACGTTTAAATATAGGCCTAAGGGGCCTTTTTTTATGAGTGAAGTTTCTAAACGTTTTGAACAATTAGTCAAGTCCACATACAAGAAATTCTTGGATCAGGGAACCATCTTGCCCGTAAAAACCAATGACGGAATTTTGGTGGGCGATGTCCTAATAGAAAGTGAAGGACCCTTGAAAAATATCAAGAAAAATGGCCATATCCTATACAAACAGATTAGCCTAAATGCAGTGGCAATACGCATAGCAAATCTAGTGGCATGGGGTAAAAATACAAAATTATGCGATAAGTTGTATGATCTTGACATACAATACAGCAAACATTTTATTGATAGTAAAATATTTTTAGATAACTATCATAGAGCAGTAAATAGTAATAATGAGGTAAGGGCTGATATACTTTGGACACGCTATGAAATAGCCAAAGAAAAAGCAGTCTACGCCAAGGACCAAGCAGAAGAATTAGCAAGGTTTTGAATAAATATATTACACAATCTGGGAAGAGAACAATGAAAACACAAGACCTATTTAAAACTAAAGCAGAACAAGTTAATGAATCTATTCATAAGGCTTTTGGGAAAAAGATTGATTTTTCCACATTTGATGCACCAAAATTGGAAGATGCAAGAAACAAATTAAGAACGCAACTTTCACAGGCTAGAAGCACATCAGGATTTAATGAGAATCTTGAAAATGATGCATATCATCAGGCACAGTGGATGCTGGATGCAATCAATGCAGAACTAGCAGAAAGAGAAGAAGCAGCAATTAACGGTCTTGAAATTTCAGAAAACCCAGAAACAGAAGAATCAAACTCCGGAGAAGAAATGGAAAAAGTAACAGAAGGTGAGATCCAACAGGCTAGTGCGATCGTCACAGCAAAAACAATGGTTGATAGAATCAGCCGTTTTATTGAAGAGATCTCCAGTATGGAAAACGAAACACTTCTTCAATTAGGCGATTCAATTAGAGATGAAATTGGTCAGGCAGAATCGAAACAGTTTATTGAATCATCTGCACCGGCTATTCAAGCAGCATTGGAAAATCTAAAACAAACACGCGAAACACTATCAAGTGCAGTTGGCGTTCTTGCAGGTGAAGAAACATCAAGCGACATGCTAGGTGCTGAGCCCGAAGAAGGCGGCGCAACTGACATGGCAGCGCCTGCACCAGAAGCAGGAGCAGAAGCACCAGCAGAAGCACCAGCAGATGATTTTGCAACAGCAGAACCAGCAGCAGGTGGAATGGAAACTGCCGGACGTGAAAAGCGTGAATCAATTGATTACGAAGCACGCCTACTTAAGACACTAGCAGGTTAATTATGAAACTGTCAGAGTTCTATCTAGACAGAAAACTTAATGATGCTCTTCCTACCCCAGGAGCAGGTGCAGCAACTCCACCACCTACGGTTCCAGGTCAAACTCAGAACGTTGCAGCAGATCCACAGGCACAGGCCAAAATGATGGCCCAACAGGCATTGGATATGCAAAACAGAAAAAAAGAATTGCAAGATCAAATCAAGGCCAAGCAACAGGAAATAATGGATCTGCAAAAAGAACTTGCGAGCATCAAGTAATGAGATTTGTTGAATTTGCACCAGACCAAATGATTGACAGATACGTTGTCATACTAAAGAATATCATAGGTCGTGCATCATCAAAGAAAGCACCCGCAAAATTAAATTGGGCAGGTTTAAACAAAATACTACAATCAAATGATGCTTCTTTGGCCGCTGACTATGAAATGTTCAAAGCAATGTATGATAGTTCACCGGCATTACAAAATCTAGTCAAAAACTTTAACGCCGATGGAATTGAACTCAATGTTCCGGGAGCGGATGATTCGGAAAAACCTGCAGACGGTGCAACTGATTCACAGGCAGCAGTTGATCAAGCAGCGGCAAGTGCTGCTCCACAACAATTGGCACAACAAACAGCCTAATCACTCTTGACAAACTCATAAAACGAGTATACTATATACTGTATGACTGATGAAACCATGACTCTAACACCGCCACCGTTTGTTGAACGATTTAAGTATAACGAACTAAAACAAATTAATGACTCTGTTACACGCAAACGTGTGTATCTAACACCAGATGGTGAAAAACTTCCAAGTGTTACAACCATTCTTAGTAGCACAAAGGACATGACTCATCTTAATGAATGGAAGAAGAGAGTTGGTGAAGAAAACGCAAGAAGAATTACAACCGAAGCCGCAGGCATTGGAACTGCAATGCACGCCAATCTTGAAAGATTTCTGTGTGGAATGGAAAGACAACCAGGCAATAATGTTGTCCATGTGCAGGCAAACAAGATGGCAGATGTCATAATTGAAAATGGATTGAAGCACGTCAATGAAGTGTGGGCAATGGAACAGAGTTTATATTTTCCAGGACTATACTCAGGAACCACTGACCTATGCGGTGTATTTAATGGTAAGCCGGCAATCATGGATCACAAGCAAACTAATAAACCCAAGAAGGAAGAATGGGTTGAGGATTATAAGTTACAGTTGGTTGCCTATGCAATGGCACACAATGAAGTTTACGGAACGGACATAAAGACCGGTGTGGTGTTTATGTGTTCAAGAGACTTACAGTATCAACAGTTTGAAGTTACAGAAGAGACATTTCCTAAGTATCAGGATATGTGGCTTAATAAGGTAGAGGAATATTATAATAGCCTATGATGGATTATAAATTTTTCTCAAATGACCAATCAGGACAATCCGTTAATTTAAATTTACTTTCAGGAATTCTTCCTAAAGAAAGATGCATAACCGATATTAGAGAAGCCTATGACTACGAAGGTGGGTTGATTGTTATTGATAGTAATATGCATAAAACACATATTGAGAAAGAATTATTTTCGCAAAGAGCTGACAACAATCGTTCAACACTATTATTAGTTGACTATGCATACGAAACCGGATTATCCGAAGATCAGTATGATAATAAAGTAAGACAGATAGCAAAGCAAGGCGTTAACATCAAGAATGTAATATTTGTCTTTAACAGAAGTGCATACCATTCTTGGATGGATAAGCACTCAAGAAATATTGTGGTCATAGATTTGTTTGCGACATCGGCGGCAATAAGACATGCAATACACAATTTACCCGTTAGTCAAACACTGGTAAAGGACAGGCCCCAACGGGTTAACCTACTGCTAGGAAAACCCAACAAGCAATCAAGATTGCTAATAACAAAATCGTTGTTTGATAGAAAGAGTTTGATTGATCCATTGGTTAGCCTACTAGGTAAACCAAAGGACCTTTCCAAATATGATGATGGCTTTATTAAATTTATAGAAGATAATCAAGGCCCTGTTGATGATGTTGCAGTCATGGATACCAATGAAGGAGTGTCCAGCCAGGGGTGGTCATCCTCGACTGACGTGTATGATCAAACTGCTGTTAGTATCGTTTGCGAAACACACGAAACCAATGACAGTATTTTTCTAACAGAAAAAACATATAGGCCCATTCTAAATAGGCATCCTTTTGTTATTAGATCAAGTTTCAAGGCACTTGAGTATCTTAGATCGGTTGGATTCAAAACATTCAATGATTTTATAGATGAAGATTACAATAGCGATGGCACAGTTAGCCAGGACAATGCGGATGTTTTAATACAACGAGCAGAAGAATTGTTAAAAGCCACGCAATCAAATACAGATCAAATACAGGAAATAGTTGATCACAACTATAAAGTAGTTATTGCATTAGCACAACTAGAATTAGCAAGACTAAATCAAAAGATATTTGAAGCATTAAAGTAGTAGTTAATGATCTATCAAAAAAGTTCTTGCTCCAAGGATAAATACTAATAATATTTAAGGAGCAAAGTAAGTGGCTGTCGTTCAAATAAGCAAAATACAGATACGAAGAGGACAGAAGAATTCAAGTAGTGGTGTTCCACAACTTAGTTCTGCTGAATTAGCATGGGCTGTTGACAGCCAAGAATTGTTTATAGGTAACGGATCAGTCCAGGAAGGTGCACCATATGTTGGTAACACAAAGATTCTAACAGAACATGATAACATATTGGAACTTGCTTCTAGTTATAGATTTGCTTCAGATGATCCAAGCATTACAACCACAACACCGAGAGCACTATTAGGTAAGATAGATGAGATAGAAGTTTCCGTTGCTGACTTTGGTGCAGTAGGAGACGGATCAACTGACAGCGTTGAAGCATTTGAAAATGCCTTTACAGAATTATTTAGAAATGCGAATCCGGATTATAAAAAGGTCCTTAAGGTTCCTAATGGAGAATACCTATTCAGTAGCGACTTGGAAATTCCAAGCAATGCTATTATCAAGGGAGAAACCAAGAACGGAGCCATACTTAACTTTGACACAAATAACATAAGATTCATTACGGATACTGGATCCAGCCTAGTTGAATTTAGCAGTAGCAATAGACCAGAAAATATTCAGATATCAAATATCACAATACAAAGATCATCAGGACAAACAGTTATCACAGGATTAAAGGATGCAACTTTTGATCATGTTAGATTCAAGGGTGAATATAGTTTAGGTGCTGTGGTAACCACACTTTCAACTGAGCCTGCGGCAGTGTTTTGGAGCAATGACCTTGCTGGCTTGAAAGTTGATAACATTACTTTTGATACTTGTGAATTTGAATACAACAGCGTTTCTTTAAGCAGCAGCCAAACTGTTGTAACAGAAACAGCAATTAAATTCTTACACTGTAAATTCTTTGTAAATGATACTTCAATCTATGTTAACGGTGTTTCAGGACAAACCAATACATGGAGCCTACACGATTGTAAGTTTGAAGAAATTGCTACACAGGTTTTTAGATCCAACTATGGTTCAGGAACACTGTTTGATAGATGTGAATTTAAGAATTGCGGTAACGGCACTAACACAGCATCCAATCCTAGTTCCTCAATTATTTTCTTTGGTGAAAGCAAAAACAACCTTGTGGTAAATTCCGTAAGTGACAGACAGCAGGCGGCTGGTGTTGTTACTTCCGAATTAACGGCAGCGGTTTCCGAAGTATACAACGGAGACTATACACAACTTATCAACAGAAACTATAGTGATGTGTATCTTTCAAACAGTTTTAGACCAGTTGCAGTCTTTTCAGCATTAAACAATTACATTAAAGTAAATTATGTTTTAAGACTAGGACAACACATTAGATACGGTGTGCTAAAATTCACACTAGGCGATAACCTCCAAAAAATATCCTTTACTGATGAATATCAGTTTTCGGATAGTTCACTATCTTCCGAAGGAGGCAAGATAATGTCAAACTTTGAGTTTGATGCAAGCGTTAGAGATAATGACGATAACACGGGTGATAGCGCAGGCGCACCTGATACAATCGTTCTATACTACAAAAATCCAAACGCTACAGGAAGAACTGGAAATTTCTCATTCGACGTTTCCTATGGTGTTTAATTATCTTACATTTGTAAGCAAAAAATGAAAAGGATTGAACAAAAAATTTCTTGTTCTTTCCTTTTTTATTTGTTACAATATGTGAATAATTTTTTAAATGCAACTAAAGGGCATTCAAAAGTTTAAATTTTTGCCACCAATTCAGGCTGGAAAAATTGCATCTGATAAATACCCTTACTACATATAATAAGAGAGAAAAGAAGGCGAAAATGACAAAAGAAATATACATCAATAAGCGTTCCGGCTCCAAGGAAAAACTAGATCTAGATAAAATGCATTTTGTTGTTGAAGAAGCCTGCAAGGGATTGTCAGGTGTAAGTTCTTCACAAATTGAAATGAATGCGGATTTACAATTCTACGACGGAATGACAACTGACGAGATACAGAATATCTTGATTAGAAGTGCCAACGATCTTATTTCGTTGGAAAACCCAAACTATCAATATGCAGCAGCAAGATTATTGCTCTACAGTCTACATAAAAAAGTATACGGAAGATACGAACACGTATCGTTGCTTCAGATCATAGATAAGAATATCGAGCGAGGTGTATATGATCCAGCCATTAAAGAAAAGTATACGCAAACAGAATTAAAGAAGATGAACACTTGGATCAAGCATGATCGTAATGAGGAGTTTACATATGCAGGATTAAGACAGGTAGTTGACAAGTATCTCTGTCAGGATAGATCAAATGGTGATATTTTTGAAACACCTCAGTTTATGTATATGATGATTGCAGCCACACTTTTCGCAGACTATCCAAAGGAGACACGTTTAAACTACGTGAAGAAATATTATGACGCGACCTCACTTTTTAAGATCAACATTCCAACCCCAGTCATGGCAGGAGTCCGCACTCCTATTAGGCAGTTTGCTAGTTGTGTATTGGTTGATGTTGACGATACTCTTCCTAGCATTTTTAGTAGCAATTCCGCTATTGGTTATTACATTGCTCAGCGAGCAGGTATTGGTATTAATTCGGGAAGGATACGTGCGATTAACTCGAAAATTAGGGGCGGGGAAGTAGCACACACGGGTGTTGTTCCTTTCCTAAAGGTATACGAAGCAACAGTAAGAAGTTGCACACAGAACGGTGTTCGTGGAGGCAGTGCAACAACTCACTTCCCCATCTGGCATTATGAGATTGAAGATATTCTAGTATTAAAAAACAACAAGGGAACTGAAGATAACCGTGTTCGTAAACTAGACTATTCAATCCAACTCAACAAATTATTTTATGAACGATTATTGGCTGGTGAAGATATAACTCTTTTCTCGCCTCATGAAGTCCCGGAAGTCTATGATGCATTTTATTCGGGAGACAATGATAGGTTTAAAGAAGTTTACGAAGCAGCAGAACGAAAGACATCTGTTCGCAAGAAAAAACTCAAGGCAATGGATCTGTTTGGAGATCTGTTAAAGGAACGTGCTGAAACAGGACGTATCTACCTAATGAATGTTGATCACGTCAATAGTCACAGTTCATTTAAGGATCCTGTTTACATGAGTAACCTGTGTCAGGAAATTACACTTCCAACCAAGCCTATTCAACACATTGATGACGATGACGGTGAGATTGCTCTTTGTATTCTTTCTGCTATTAACGTAGGGTTGATTAACCATCTTGAGGAACTGGAAAACTTATGTGACCTTGCTGTAAGAGCATTGGAAGAAATCATTGACTATCAGGGTTATCCAGTTAAGGCTGCTGAAAAGTCTACCAAGGCAAGACGTTCATTGGGTGTAGGATATATTGGCCTAGCACACTATCTTGCGAAGAACAAGGTTAAGTATAGCGACAAGGAAGCATGGAAATTAGTTCACGAACTTTCTGAAGCATTCCAATACTATCTACTTGTTGCAAGTAATGAGTTGGCAAAAGAAAGGGGAGCATGTGAATATTATGACCGCACTAAATATGCAGACGGCATTCTTCCGATTGACACATACAAGAAAGATGTTGATGATGTAATCAAGGCGAAACTACAATATGATTGGACTGATCTACGCAAGGATATTAAGAAACACGGCTTACGGCACTCAACACTGTCCGCACAGATGCCATCAGAGAGCAGTTCCGTTGTGTCGAACGCAACAAATGGAATTGAACCACCTAGAGCATTCCTGTCCATTAAGAAGTCCAAGAAAGGACCTCTTAAACAGGTTGTTCCGCAGTATGGTCAACTAAAGAATTTTTATACCCTGTTATGGGATATGCAAGGCAATGAAGGCTACATTAACATTGTGGGTGCAATGCAGAAGTTCTTCGATCAGTCCATTAGCGGTAACTGGTCATACAATCCATTACAGTATGAGAACAACGAAGTTCCACTGAGTGTTATGATGAAAGACATGTTGACAACTTACAAAATGGGTTGGAAAACATCATACTATCAAAACACCTACGACTTCAAGGGCGAGGATGATAACATCCAACCAGAAGGTTTGGAAGATACTATTGTTGACAAAGAATTAAATGGTGCTAAACTAAATGGAACAATGAATGGTCATAATGGCTATGTAAATGGTCACATGAATGGTAACGCTAATGTGGGCGATACCGTTCCGTCGGATGATATAGACGGCGAAGAGTGTGAAGCATGCAATATATAATATATGACGAGAAAGAGAGAGCAGAAGAAATTGGCAAAAACAGTATTCAACAAGAACAAAGTAGACTTCACGAAACAATATATGTTTTTTGGAGAGGATCAGAATACCCAAAGGTATGATGTATTTAGATATCCGGAGTATGACAAACTTAACCAAACCATGTTGGGTTATTTCTGGCGTCCGGAAGAAGTATCACTTCAAAAGGATAGAGCAGACTATCAGGACTTTAGAGAAGAACAAAAACACATCTTCACAAGCAACCTGAAGTATCAAACTCTTCTTGACAGTGTTCAAGGACGTGGACCTTGTTTGGCATTCCTGCCTTACTGTTCTAATCCAGAACTAGAAAGTTGTATTGTATGTTGGGACTTCCAAGAAACTATTCACAGCCGTTCATACACACACATCGTGAAGAATGTGTATCCAGATCCAAGCGAAGTGTTTGACACCATTCTCGATGACAAGGAAATTATTGCTCGTGCTGAAAGCGTAACAAAAGAATACGATAACTTCTATAATATCGCAAATGAATACTTTAACAAGAACAAGGGCGATATGTATGAAGTAAAGAAAGCATTGTATAAGGCAATGATGACTGTTAACATTCTCGAAGGTTTAAGATTCTATGTGTCATTTGCCTGCACATTCGCATTTGGCGAATTGAAACTAATGGAAGGAAGTGCTAAGATCATTTCATTAATTGCACGTGACGAAGCAACACACTTAAATCTTTCAACACACATTCTCAAGCATTGGGCAAAGGGTGATGACGATCCAGACTTTGTCAAGATTGCCAAGGAGTGCGAGGAAGAAGTTTATGACATGTGGCGCAAGTGTGTGGAAGAAGAAAAGCGTTGGGCAGACTATCTGTTTGAAAAGGGTTCACTAGTTGGACTGAACGCTAACCTACTCCATGCATACGTTGAATTCATTGCCAATAAACGATTAAAGGCATTGGGACTCAAAACAATTTACGATCGTCCATTAACCACAAATCCTCTACCTTGGACACAACACTGGTTAAGTAGTAGTGGACTTCAGGTTGCTCCGCAAGAAACAGAAGTTGAAAGTTATATTGTGGGAGGCGTGAAGCAGGATGTTGAAAAGGACACGTTCAAGGGATTTACACTTTAACGGATAAGTATTTGTATGTTTAAGACGCAATTCAAAAAACATTCGCCCTACGAAGCCTGGACAGTTTTTGGAACCTATGGTTCAGAAGCACAGGCTATTTCGGCTGCACTACAGAAGAAACGTGCAGGTGTAATAATGGTCCGTGTCATTGATAAAAAAGGTGCAACAATTTATTCTGGATAGCACGAATGATTGACTATTTGAGATATTATCTTTTAAAATTTATAGATTGGAAAATATCTCTTTTAGAAAAATTTAAGTTGATAGTATCCGGAGAATACAAATATATAAAGTCCGACAAGGACTGGAATAAAGATTATCAAAAATGGAAGAAACAAAATGATTGAAATTTATGGCAAACCACAGTGTCCATTCTGCGACAAGGCTAAAAAACTTTGCGAACAAAAAGGCTTGGACTACAATTATAAATCACTAGGCACAGACTATCAGGTTAATGAATTACTCGATATGTTTCCTGGTGCTAAAACAGTTCCACAGATTATTGTTGGTGGAAAGAAAATTGGCGGATACGATAAACTTGAAACGTATCTAGAAGAAACGGGTTATAACGGAACAGGACACACACTATAATGTTAATTGAAACACCATACAAGGTAGGCGATACAGTATCACTTAAACTTACATCAGGTGAGGAAGTGGTTGCACGCCTAGAAGAAGAAAAGGCTGATAGTTTTATTTTACATAAACCATTGATGGTTACTGCCACACAGCAGGGACTAGGGTTGGCTCCGTTTATGTTTACAATTGGTCCTGATGCTAAGGTAAACATTTCACATGACAAGATTGTTTGTATGGTTAAGACTCTAGATGAAATGTCAAAACAATACATAACAAGCACAACAGGAATAGCAGTATAATGCCTTTGGTAGCAAGAGGAAACCAAGTCGACGTGGTTAACACGGGTCATCCTGTGTGCGTTGCGCCTGGCCAAATTGCTACCCTATCAGGAAGTTCAAATGTGTTTGTTCACAACGAGCCAATACACAGAAAGACTGATACGAACACTCCACACACCCATTGCCCACCAGTTTACAGCACAAACATTGTTACACACAGTCCAAACGTTTTTGCCAATAACCTAGAAGTAGCCAGATTGGGCGATACCTACAGTTGTAGTGCATTTGTTGAAGTAGTCACACAACCTGACGTTTTCGCCAATTCATAAAAAAATTTACATTCTTTCTGATAACTACTACTATAATAAACAGTAGAGGTTATAATGAATCAAATTAAAAGATACATCTACATGGGAATTGGATTCTTCTGTGTGGGTATGGCATACATTGGAGTGATTACTCCTGGTATTC